ACGGGGGTGACCCGCTTTGGAGGGACTTGGAACAGGAGTGCGTGCTGATTCTACTGGAGAAAGACCCCGCCAAGATTCTGCAAATACAGGCGCAGGGGTATTTCAAGTTTTATGTGGTTCGCTTGCTGCTGAACCTGTACCGAGGCAAGAATAACCAGTTTGCGCAGAAGTACCGTCACCACGACCTGCTCGAAGAATTGGACCCCGATTCGCCTATCCCCCAGTCGGAATATGATTCCCTCATGGACGACCTGTGGGCTATCGCCCGAAGCAGAGATGGACACATGGGCCAAGGACGGGGCGTTCCCGTATGACAAGGAACTGCTCCGCCTGCACCTACGGACGGGGAACATGAAGAAACTGTCCCGTGACACGGGCATCCCGTACCGCTCAATAATCTATTCCATTGACCAAGCCAAGGTCCAAAATCAAGGCCGCAATCCAAAACCATGGACACGCTGATATTTCCCCTGCTGATTAGTTCGCTGACCGCCCTTGCTATTGCGGAGTACCGTGTCCTTCCCCAATGGTGGTACACGACTTGGCTGGGAAGGCACAAGCCGTTCTCCTGCGTCACCTGCCTGACCTTTTGGGTGGCGGTGGCCCTGACCCTGCCCACCTGCGGTTGGGTTCTCGCTCCCGTTTACGGCCTTGCCTCGGCGGGGTTAACCGTTGTCATCCTCCAAGCCACGAACCGATGACCCAAGACGAGTACCTGCTGGCCACCAAGCACCGCCACTATTGGGAGCAATATCAGGCCGCCCTGTTCATGCGGTTAAGCCCCGAAGCGGTCCACGACTTGCAGACCATCCTCGTCGCCCACGGCAGACCCAACACGAATTGGTGGTGCGCTGACTGCGTAAAATCGGCCCTCCAATACATTTACGAACAGGCGGACCAGTTCGCCGAAGCCAACCACCACCAAGTCAGCCATGCCCTCACCAACAAAAGCCCCCAGCAATGAGGCCCAAGTCCAAGCCCGCATGGATTCGCTCATGATGGTCATTACGACCCTCTGCGACTGCATTGGTGCGGTGGAGGAATCCAACTCCCCGAACGCCTTTGCGGTGAAGATGAAAATCGTGGACAAGATTGACGAATTGATTGATAAAATAGAATACTGATGCACCCAACGAGGATATTCAAGACCCCCGAAGACCTTGGGAAAGCATGGGCCGCCTTCAAGGAGGATGTGAAGGTCCAAGGCGAACAATGGAAGCGGGTGCAGTATGTCGGGAAGGATGGGCTAAAGAAGGAAGACCCCGCAAAAGTGCCGCTGACCTTGGAAGGGTTCAAGCGGTTTTGTCGCAATAATTACGGCGAGGTTCAGCACTATTTTGAGAACAAAGAGGGTTACTACGAGGAGTTCGGTGGTATCTGCCGTGCGATTCGGGAAGAAATCCGAGAAGACCAAATCATTGGTGGCCTGCTCTCGTTTTACAACCCATCCATCACCCAGCGGTTGAACGGCTTGGTAGAAAAGCAGGAAACGAGCATCACCATTGAGCAGCCGCTTTTCGGCGATGGACTTTAAGTACACCACCGCCATCAAGAAGATTCGGGCGATGACCGCTCGGAAGAAGGTGATACAAGGCGGGACAAGTGCGAGCAAAACCTTCGGCATCCTTGCGGTGCTGATTGACCATGCGGCTCGGTTCCCAAAGTCCGAGATTTCGGTTGTGTCCGAATCCGTGCCTCACCTGCGACGGGGAGCCATCAAGGACTTCGCCAAGATTATGCAATGGACCCATCGTTGGGTTCCCGACCGCTGGAACAAGACCCTGCTCCAGTACAACTTCGCCAACGGGTCCACGATTGAGTTCTTCTCGGCGGATTCGGAAGCCCGCCTCCGTGGGGCAAGGAGGCAGGTCCTCTACATCAACGAGGCCAACAACATTGACTTCGATTCCTACTACCAGTTGGCCATCCGTACCTCGCAGGAGATATACATCGACTTCAACCCGACCCACGAATTTTGGGCGCACACCGAGGTCTTGCCCGAAAAGGATGCTGAGTTTCTAATCCTGACCTACCAAGACAACGAGGCACTCCCTGATACGATTCGGAACGATATTGAATTAAACCGAGCCAAAGCGGAGCATTCGGCTTATTGGGCGAACTGGTGGAAGGTGTATGGGTTGGGCCAAGTAGGGACGCTACAGGGGGCGATATACGGGGACTACACGGTGGTTGAGGGCATAGACCCATCGACGATGAAATTCGTCGCCTACGGCCTCGACTGGGGCTTTAGCAACGACCCCACGGCCTTGGTCGCCGTGTACCGCAGGGGGGACGACTTATTCATTCACGAACTGCTCTATCATCGGGGCCTCACCAACTCGGATATCGCCGTCCGACTGAAAGAGTTCGGGATTACCAGGGCTTGGGAAATCGTGGCGGATTCGGCAGAACCCAAGAGCATTGAGGAAATCTACCGCCTCGGATTCAACATCAAGCCCGCATCCAAGGGACCCGATTCGGTCAGGCAGGGGATTGACATCGTGAAAAGGTTCAACCTTCATGTGACAAAAGATTCCGTGAACTTGATAAAAGAACTCCGCAGTTACACTTGGGCCACGGACAAGGACGGCAAGGACACGGGGGTCCCGATTGATTCGTACAATCACGCCTGCGATGCGCTCCGATATGTGGCCCTCAACAAATTGGCGGTCAGTAACTCGGGAAGGTATTTGGTGGTGTAACTTTACCCCCATGAACCGTGAATCCATCCTTGACCTCGCTCTCGCCATTGGTCGGGTCGTGCTGGCCTTGGTCTTTATCGGCTGCATCTTAACCCTACTTTTTACGCAATGAAACTCATCCACTACTACCACATTTATTGCGGCGGAGGCGGGCAATGGCAGTTAATCATGCACCAACACATGATGGCCCTGTGCAACTACGGCTTGATTGAACAACTCGACGAGATTCGGGTCGGCATCGTCGGCCCTCCCGACCAGCGCAAAGCCGTCAAGGAAATCTTGGAGGGGTCGCTAATCGCACCCAAGGTCAAGGTGGTAGTCACCCGAACCAACGCATGGGAGCAGGCTACGCTTACCGAGATGTACCGAGCAAGCCAAACCGAGGATGCCGCCTACCTGTACGGGCATACGAAGGGGTCCGCAAATCCTTCCCTTGTCGCTCAACTATGGGGGCGCAGTATGATTTTCTTTAACATCGTGGCTTGGGAACGCTGCCTTGCTGAACTGGAGAAAGTGGATGCGGTTGGATGCCATTGGCTGACCACCGAGCAGTTCCCACAAATAGCGGACCACAACAACCCCGACGGTTATCCTTACTTCGGAGGTAACTTTTGGTGGGCCAAGTCCTCCCACATTCGGGAACTGGGCGAACCGCTTCGAGAACACCGTTACCAAGGGGAGCATTGGATTGGGAAGAAACCGAACACCGTTGTCTTTGACCCCAACCCAGGTTGGCCCGACCCAAGCAAGTTCGTGATAACCTTTTGACCATGCAGCAGAAACCCGAAGAAATCCTCAAAGGCTTGGACTACGGCCACATCTATACAACCGATGTGACCCACATCCTTGAAATCCACAACACCGCCAAGAACCACGCAAAGGGACGGGCCTTGGAACTAGGCAGTTACCTCGGACACTCAACCCTTGCGATTGCGATGGCGGGCCTTGAAGTCGTCGTGTACGACACCGATACGAGCGTCGTGGACAAACGCAAAGCCCTGCTGAAAGATTACAAGGTGGAGTGGAACAACGCCCCATCCAGCGAAGCCCTCAACGAGCAGCGGTACTTCGAGTTCATCTTCCACGATTCGGACCACGGGGACGGCATGATTCCCGAAATGGTGCGACTATTCAACGAGCGGCTACTCAAAGGCGGCACGATGATGATTCACGATGCGGAACTACTGACCATCCTCAACCTGTTGGGTCAGTTGGAACCACACGAACACCGTAGCAGTTGGGACGGAAGGGGACGGCAAATGCTGACCATCATCAAGAAACTATGACCCCGAAAACCTTTATCTTCTGCCACGATGCCGATGTCGTCAAGGACTGCATCAACGGGGGACGCTTTGACTTGTTTGAGGAGTTCCGCTGGGTCATGCTTGGCCCACGGGACTTTTCAAGCATTGCATCTATACCGGGTCTAATCATTGCACGGGACTTGCCCGACAACATCGAGCATCACCGCAACCTTGTGGCGTGGACTGGATGGTACGCTTTGGCCCGCAACGGTTACATCCAAGATGGGGACATCGTGAATCTATTTGAATACGATGTCACTTACAACCAAGGCCAATTTCGCCAACTGCCTCAATGCGGGTACTTCCAAATCCCCGTGGACACCGTTCCATATTGGCAATGCGGCCACAACTACGAACCACATATTAAGACCTTGACGGGCAAAGGTTCGGGTGAATTTATGGCCCCGATGGTTCCCGTGACCTCCAACTACACGATGGTTTGGAGCGATGCCCACCTCCAACTGACCTTGGACTGCATCACCAAAGGTTTGACCGAGTTGACCTATGTAGGTCATGTCCTTGAGCGGGCATACTCGCAGTACTTCGTCGGCATCCCCATGCAAGCGGGTGCATTCAACCACGCCTTCGCCAACTCCCACGGGTTTTAGCCATGCACCTGGTCGGCATTAATTACGCAACCGCCGAATATTGGCCCGCCGCACGGGAGCAAGGGATGTACTATCCATTCCCAGTTACAACGGTTACGGATGAAAAACGGCCAGGTAGGGGCAACGATTGGTGGAGGTGGAAGCCGAAAATCATCTTGGACGCTTTGCTGGATTTGCAGGACGACGAAGCCCTGCTTTACCTCGATGCCCAAGATGTCCACACGGACGAATGCTTTGACTTTGCAAAGCGATGGCTGACCGACAACCCCATCCTACTACACCAAAACTTCCACAACCACATCTCCTACACCAAGGGCGATTGCTACGCCTTGATGGACTGCTTGCAGTTCTTCAACGAGGGGCCGATGCAACTGGAGGCGGGGTTTTTGGGATTACGCAAGACCGAGGCTAATATCGCCTTGATGCAAGAGTGGGCCAAATGGCTTGCGGTTGACAAGGTTGTGAACGATGACCCCAGCGAATACCCGAATCACCCATCGTTTATTGACCACAGGCACGACCAAAGCGTGCTGACAAACCTTGCCCTACTGCACGGCCTTCCGATGGTCGTGGTTCCTTCCGTACATTGCAACGCAAGACCGAAACTATGAAACTCCAAGACCTCACCATCGACCAGTTCCAACGCATCGCTGCGCTGGAGTTTAGCCCCGTCCTGACCGACTACGACAAGCGTGCAGGGGTCGTGGCGATAGTGGAGGGCGTGGATATATCGCTCGTCCGAGAAATGCCCGCCAAGGGGCTGACTAAGCGTTACAAGACCATCATCGCAGAGTGGAACGAGTTACCCACCCTCGCTTACAGGAGGCGGTTCAAGGCAGGCGGCAAGTGGTGGATTCCGACGGTGTTCACGGATGAGTTAACCGCTGGACAACTGATTGACCTTATGGACACGGACACCACGGACGAAAAGAAACTCGTCCAAAACCTGCACCGCATCATGGCTACGCTATGCAGGGAGGGTGGGTTCCTCGGTTACTTCCCGAAGAAATACGACGGGGCATCCCACCAAGAGCGGGCCGAACTGTTCAAAGCCCACGCCAAGATTGGCGATGTTTGGGGGGTGGTCAGTTTTTTTTGCTAAGTTCCGAAAGTTACTTGAAAGTTTTGAGCGACTATTCTCGTCACCTGACGAAGGGGATGCAGGGCCAGTAACGAACCCCCCTCGCCGGCTACGGTTGGCTGATGGTGGTGTGGAGGATGGCCAACAAAGATGTGCTGAAATTTGATGCCATCTTCGCAATGAAAGCGGTGGAGTTCTTGAACTACGCCCTGCTTTATACACGATATTTTGGAAGCCCGAACGCCAAGAGGCAGAGGCGCATGGAAGGCGCAGGTAGGACACTATTTGCGTGGCTGGACATTTACCAGCATGGAGTTTGATGTATTTGTCGGCGGGTCAGGCAAGAAACTGACCGACTTGCAGAAGGAAGCCTTGGCTGACTTCGGTGTGAGCCTTGCCGATGGAGCGATTGAGAACAAGTCCTACGCATTGGTCACTAAGTGGCTGGAGGGTGTGGTCAGGCTCGCCAAGCAGAACCTCGCAAACGCCAACGCCATTGCCAGCAACTCCCTTGCGCAGAGCATCGTCGTTGAACCCATCACCCTGACCGATTCCTCCTTTGTCGTGGCTATCAAGGCCAACGATTACTGGAAGTTTGTGGACCTCGGTGTCAAGGGAACGCAGAAAAGCAACCGTGCGCCAAATAGCCCGTTCCGATTTAAGGGCAACCCGATTCCCATCCGACCTTTGCAGGAGTGGATTGCGTTCAAGGGGATTCCGTTGCAGGGCCGAGATAAGCAAGCGGCGAACAGGTCGTTTGCCATCAACATCGCCCGAAAAATCAGCAGGGAAGGCTTGCGAGCCACCAACTTCATGTCCAACGCCGCCACCAAAGAAATGGTGGATGTGCTAACCGTAAACATCGCCGAAGTCCTCGGCAAGTCCATCAGCGTCGCAACCGTCCGATAACCCATGTCCATATTCGTCCTTTCGGGTTCGCCCCTCGTAGCGACCCCCGTTTACAACAAGATGCTCTACAAGGTCAGCGGCTCGCTGATTGCACAACCTAATTACCGCTATGTCTGCGATGTCAAGAACCCCGCAGGCACGACGCTGGCACGGCTGAAATGCGACAAACTGCCGACGACCAACTTCGGATTCTTCGATGTGCAGAAGGTCGTGGAAACCCTCGTAGCCCCGACCGCCCCATCGTTGACGCAGACGGGCTTCGTGGAGCATTCGGGGTTTTATTCGGGGTATCGGTTGGACTTCACGCAGGAGTACGGGAACACCCCCGTCGTCACGGGAGCGACCACGACGGTCAGCGGGGTTATGGCCTTTGCAGGAAACTTGGAGCAGTTGGAACTTGGCGGGTGGAGTTTGAGCAGTTACTTCCGCATTGGTAGCAGTTTCACCAATGTCCGACCGCTTACAACCCCGCAAGCCTTCACCGTGTACCAAGGGGGGAGCAACTTCCTTGCCATCAACGGGACAAAATATGAAACCGTTGTGCCTACCGCTGATTGGCTCGTATCGGCACGGGTTGCCTACAAAGGGGTGAACTACGATTTTGCCGTCAGCCCAAGCCTATCGGGAACCACGGACTTCAACATTCAGCGTTTTGCCTGTGGCCCTGCAAATCTTTCGGGAAGCATCCCTGCATTGAGCGGAGCGGTGGAGGGCGATTCCTACACGGTGCGGTTCATATCCAATGCGGCTGGTCAGTCGGATACAACCACCTTCACCTTCGGCCCCTGCCAGCGGTTTGATTCCATCCCCGTCCATTTCGTCAACAAGTACGGCGGGATTGATTCGTACACCTTCACCATGAAGAACCGCAAGCGGGCCAACATCCAGCGGGAGGTCTTTGGGTATAACTCCGACGTGTACGCCACCACGACCTACAACAAGGTTTGGGCGGGGTCGTTTGACTTCGTGTACGCATTGAATAGCGACTGGCTCACCGATGCAGAATCCGAGTGGTTGATTGAGATGGTTCGGAGCGGGTATGTGTGGCTCGAACTCGGTGGAACCCTTGTGGAAGCGGTGGTCAATGCCAACCAGTATCAATTCGTAACCAGACGCAACGACCGCCTCACGCAGTTGCAGTTGGAAATCGCCGTAGCCTACGACAACAATATCCTATGAGCGTAACCCTCATAGCCTACCCGACGGCAACCTTCATCGACGACTTGGCGGCGTGGAACAACTTCAACGCCCGTGCCGATGCGGATGGAGCAACCGCCAAGGAGGAAGCCTGCTTTGACTGCTTGTATGCGAGATTTGCACCCCTCAACGGAATGCCCGAACTCGCCTATGTGCTGGACACGATGGGCGGCACGGACATTGCGGTCACCTATTCCATTGGCGACATTGAGGATGTGACCAAGCAACGGGGGTCGTTCAGCAAAACAATAACCCTCCCCAACACCCCGACCAATCGGGCGTGCTTTGCCTACGCCTACAACATCCAATCCTTCGTGGGTGGATTCCAACCTAACAAGCGGATTCGTGCCGCCATGTGGGAGGACGGGGTGCAGGTCTTTTCGGGAGTGTTGCAGTTGCTTAGCATGAGCAAAACCAAGGGAACCGTCACCTACGAGGTTGGGTTGTTTACGGACAATGTGAGTTTGTTTAAAGCCATTGAGGGCAATATGCTCGTGAACACGGCGGGCGTTACAGGCATGAACCACACGCCCAACAGCGGCCATGTGTCCGGAACTTGGACGGCATCGGGTGCGTTGAGTAGCGGGTATGTTTACGGGGTTGTAGATGCGGTTGGATTTAGCGACTTGACCCAAGGGAACCTGGTCGCAGGGTGGTGGCAGTTGGGGCCAAGCATCTATGTCAAAAAGATGGTGGACCTCATCTTCGCCCAAGCGGGATTTAGGTACTCGTCCAACTTCTTCAACTCGGCACTATTCAATAAACTGGTGATTCCGTATGCGGCAGGGACCATGCCTGTCAACCTATCGGGGTCCAATATCTTCGCCCAAGCCACGGGGAACACGGCAAATTTTATCAAGGGCGCAAACCAAACGCTCGCATTCCCGAAAGACACGCCTGCGCCGTTCTACGACCGCCCAGGGTATTGGGTCGCATCGTCCAGCACCTTCGTTGCTCCAGCACTCCCGACCCGTTGGAATGTGGATGTGACCTTGAATGTCAGCGGTTCAATTTCGTTTAGTGGGAGTATTCGTTGCAATATGTCAATCCGAAACATCACCAATTCAACGGATGTGTCGGTAATCAGCAACATTACCGCAAGAACTCAAAACCAGTTCACGGTCCGCTTTGAAAACATAACCATCCCCGCAGACATTACCGCCAATGTGGGGTTTGTCATTACCGCTGATACCGTTGTTGCGACCCAAAACTTTAGCGTCCTTTCGGGGGCAACGGTTCAATGGACCTGCCTTGAAAACCCCGTTGGGATTGGCGTGCTGGATATGCGGACGGCCCTGCCTGCCGATGTCAAGCAGAGCGACCTCTTGCAAGACCTGCAAAAGATGTTCAACCTCCAGTTCATGCCTGACCCGCAAGACCCCAAACTGCTCTACATCGAGCCGTGGAAGGACTTCTATTCTTCGGGTTCGGTGGTGGACTGGTCGCAGAAATCGGATGAGAACGCAGAGCAGAACCT